GGACGAGATTCCGATCGTTACCGGGTACACGAAGAAAACCGGGATGCTGACATCGCTGCCGCCGTTCCTTGAGCTGGCATGGGTCAACCTCGAGGACTGGATCAGCAGGAGCGACCAGAAGAACATCCTGCGTTTTGACCGGTTCGGGATACTCGTTGGGTCCGGGTTCACCGAGGACGAGGTGAAGAAGGGCCTGACTGTCGCGCCGACGCAGGCGATCCTTTCCGAGAATCCGGAGGCGAAGATGGCCCGGGTCGAGACGAACGGCAAGCCTGCGGAGAATGGCTGGAACGATATCCACGACATAAGCGAGCGGATGGAGATACTCGGCATGGCTCCGATGATCCAGAGGCTGGCCAATGTCAAGGCCACCGGGATAGCGGCGAACGAGAGCAAGAGCCGGTCGCAGATCGAGAGCTGGATTGAAGAGGCGAATCTGGTCATGCGCAAGACCATGCAGTTAATTCTTGCGTGGATGGGGTTCGACGTGGCGCTCGATGATATCGAGTATAATATTTATCAGGACTTTGTATTCTCGACCCAGCAGGCTCAGGAGGTCAAGGACGTCATCGAGGCTCGGAAGATGGGTGACCTTTCGCATCGGACGTTCATCCGCGAGATGCAGCGTTTCGGCCGGCTTTCGGACAAGGTTGATCCGGACGAGGAAAAGGCGCTGGTCGAGGTTGAGAAGGGCCGGGGCTTGAGTTTGTTTAATAACGCGCAGACGCAACAGGGCGCCGGCGCGGGACAGCCAATAGGTGAAGTGGGAGCGACGATCTAATGCCGTCAGTCAATGAGGACCTAATCGAGAGCGCCTTTACCGCAGAGCTCCGCCGGCGCGGTGCGACTGATGCGATGGTGCACGAGGTACAGCGCGTCATACGCGATGAGGTCCTCCCGGATATAGCGGAGGCGCTTAATCGCCTGCCGTTCGATACGCTGACGTCTACCGATGAGCGTCTGATCGCTATGCGCAATGCGCTCACGGATGCAATGGGGTGGGACCGGGTGAACGCGCCGATGAAATCCGGGGTGCTTGACGTCGCCGGGAACGAGGCGCTTCAATCGGCCAAGGAGCTCTCGGACGCGATGCCGTTCCCGTGGGAATTCCTTGTGCCTTCCCCGGATCTGCTGATGAATACGGTATTCAACACGCCTTTCAACGGCAAGCTGATGGGTGAGTGGTTCGGCCAGCTCGAGCAGACGGCGCAGGATGGCATATACGAGGCTTTTCGGATCGGCATGATCGAGGGCAAGAGCATCCCGCAGATGACCAAGGACCTTCTCCTGCGTTCGTATGACGCATTCACGACTACCGGGATCAAGCGGGTGTTTGATAATGCTGAGGCGGTCGCACGAACGGCCGCCAACTATGCCTCGACGCAGACGAGGCTGGTATTCGCCGAGGCGAACAGTGACGTGATCAAGGGCGTCCAGTATATAGCCACGCTTGATGACCGCACGAGTATGATCTGCATGTCTCTGAACGGGACGGTGTATCCGATCGACGATATCGGCGCCGTGCCGCCTCAGCATTACAATTGCCGCTCGACGCTTGGATACGTCACGCGATCTTGGGAGGAGATGGGCCTTGACGGACGCGAACCGGAATTCGTTCAGCGTTACCGCGAGGAAGGGGCCAGCCGTATGGATGGCAAGATCGCGGCGCCGCCCGACTTCGATACATGGCTCAAGACTCAGCCGCAGAGCGTGCAGGACAAGCTTCTCGGTCCGGTCCGGGCGGGTATGTGGCGCGACGGGAAGGTCAGGAATATATCCGATTTTGTCAGCAAGGACGGTCAGACGATCCTGCTCAAGGATTTTGGTCTGAACCGCGCCGGGAATCCTCTCAAGCCGGGAGATGCCGTGCTTGAATGGAAGCCGACGATGACGGCCAAGGAGGCGGAGGAATGGGCGGCTAAGAGTGTGTTCAAGGACCCGCTCTATCACGGGACCGGGATCACGGAGCGCGGCGTCGTAACAGATCCGAAGGAGCTCGCGGCCCGGATCGATTCGATTACGACAAACGGGTTCAGTATCAGCACCGAGAACAACGGTCGCATGCTTGGCGATGGTGTTTATTTCACTCCAAGCAGAGGTACCGCATCACGGTACGGTACGGTTCTCGAAGCTCGCGCAAACGTCAAGAATGTTGCAAGCTATACTTACGATGAATGGTCGCGGCAATATCGAAGAATTAATCGTGAAATGAAAGCGGCTGGGCTCAAGCTTTCGACGACCGAACGGATCAATTGGTGGGCGTCGAATAACGGAATCGATGCGATTAACATTACCACCGGTCTTCCGCAGATGGTAGTATTCAATCCTAAAAATATAGTGGTGATACAATGAGCGAAACAAGAACCGATACTTCGTGTTTGAATTGCAAGCATTACGACAAGGCCGATAAGGCCTTCGCGTGTGCGGCATTCCCGGACGGCATACCGTTTCCGATTGCCTCCGGGGAAGTAAGCCACAGCCTTCCATTCGAAGGTGATAATGGCATTCAGTTTGAGGCGAAGGACGATGAAGAATAGTTTTCAAGAGGTCAGGCTGTGCGAGAGGCGCGCCGCCGGAGAGACTTCGGATGACCAATGTTTTGAGAGGAGACCGAGATGGTCGATGAATTGGTATTGAGGACCGAGGACATCACACAGGTGCCGGAGAAGTACCGTGGAGCCTATCGAGAGGATGGGGGCGCGTACGTTCTTAACGGCGTGGCAGTCGGTGATTACGAGATCGCCGATACGGGGAAGCTCAAGAACGCGCTCAATCAGGAGCGGAGGGCCAAGGAGGCCGCATTGAAACAGGCTAAGGCATTCGAGAAGTATGCTGAGGTCGATCTCGACGCGGCAGTCGATGCCCTCTCCCGGATCGAGGAGTTCGACAAGGGCAATATCGACATGGAGGCCGAGGTTCAGCGCAAGCTGAAGGCACAGGCCGAGCAGCTGGTCGCACAGCACAACGAGAAGTTGAGCGCGGCGACGGGCCGGAGCGAGAAGCTCATGGGCAAGCTGCGCAAGCTTCTGGTGGACAATCAGGCCATGAAGGCCATCGAAGCCGCCAAGGGTGACGTCGAGCTCTTACTTCCGCATGTATCGGGTCGGGTCAAGGTCATCGAGAAGGATGACGATTTCGACATCCAAGTGCTAACCGAGCAGGGAGAGCCTGCTGTTGATGGCGAGGCGAAGCCGATCACCATCGAGGCACTCGTAAAGGGGATGGTTAAGAAATTCCCTGCCGCTTTTAAGGGAGCCGGGAGTGCCGGCGGAGGCGGCGGTGGAAGAGACGCATCCACAGGAAGCCCTCATGGAGGCGTCCTGACCATCACCAAAGAAGAAGCGCGAGACGTATCCAAATACAGGGCGGCACGTGAAAGAGCCGCCAAGGAGGGTCTGCGCCTTGAGCTTGTTGAGGGCTAAGGAGTTTTAAGTTATGGCAAATTCACTCGGTTATTATGTCCCTGAGTTCTATGCCAATGAGGCGCTGATCCAGCTGGAGAAAGCCCTCGGCATGGCCAACACCGTTTACCGGGGTTATGATCAGGAATACCGCACCTACGGGCGCGGCGACAAGATCAACATCAAAAAGCCCTCGAGCTTCACGGCTCAGGATGCCCCGGGTTCGGCTGCAGACCTCGACACCGGTTCGGTTCAGCTGTCGCTGGACTACTGGAAAGAGGTCCGCTTCGCGCTGACCGATAAGGAGCTCGCGCTGAGCGAGAAGAACATTATCGAGCAGCATATCCGTCCGGCCGCGTATGCTCTGGCCGATTACATCGACCAGCAGCTGGCCCTGCTGTACAAGCAGGTGCCGTGGCTGTATGACCTGAACGCCACCCCGGGTTCGGTCGTCACGGACATCACCGGGCCGCGCCGCGTTCTGTTTGATAACGCGGTCCCGATGAAGGACCCGGCCATGATGCATTTCATGGTCGACGGCGAGATGGAGCAGAACCTGCTCGGTCTCTCGGCCTTCGCGCAGTGGCAGGGTGCCGGCGCGGAAGGTGTCCAGACCCAGATCTCTGGCGCCCTCGGCCAGCGGTACGGGCTTAATTTCTTCGCGAACCAGAACGTCCAGACGCACACCGGCGGCGTCTGCGCAGACGCGGTGGGCGCGATCGATAACGGCGCCGGGTATGCGAAGGGTGTGAGCACGATCCACATCGACGGCGTCACCGACGGCGGTACGTGGGCCGTGGGCGACACGTTCGTGATCGCCGGGAACACCCAGCGGTATGCGGTTACCGCAGCCGTCACCTTCACCGGTGGTGAGGGCGACGTTTCCTTTACTCCGCCGCTTGCGGCGGCTGTGGCTGACGACGCGGTAGTGACCGGTACCATCGTCGCCAGCTCCACCCAGAACATGGCATACCACCGCAATGCGTTTGCCATGGCCTTCGGTCTGCTGCCTTACGAGCTGCCGAATGAGCTGGGCGCCATGGTGGCGAGCGTGACCGATCCGATCACGAACCTCTCGCTGCGTTCGCGTCTGTATTACGACGGGGACAATTCCAAGGTCGTCGTCGTCCTCGACACCCTGTTCGCGCTCGGTGTCCTTGACGGCAACCTTGCGGTCCGCGCGTATAAGGATTAACCGAGATGGGGATGGGGAGGCTATTGTGGCCTCCCCTCCCCACCTCTTTTTTGAAGGAGGCCGACATGGTTTTTATGGTAGCAATGGTGGCGCTGATGATGGCGCTGCTTCCTCTGGCGTTTGCGAAGGGACCGGCCGCGTCGATCCCGACGTGTACAATCACCAAAGGGGGAAAGAAGCTGATCGTGAACATCTCCGATCTCAAGCAGTGGGAGAAGGATGGATGGTCCCGGTCCGGATCGCCGCCCTCGGCTCAAGCATCTGATGCTGATGAGGGTAATTACACACTGCGGGAAGCGGTCGAAAAGTGTAGGTCAAAGGCCTCACTTGAGGAAATCGTCGAGAGCAACGGCATAGACGTTGAGCTCGACGGCCTTTCGTTCGCCGAGCAGAAGGAAGCGGTCCTTGACGCGATCGCCGAGGACGAGAGTTAATCTATGCCGGTGAGACGAGGCTGCTCGGGGTGTTTACAGCGCCGGGCAGCTCGTCTTGCCCTTTCCAAGGAGAGCAGGATGAAAGTTATCGAGGTAATCGGGAAGGCCGGGCTTGTCGCGATCCGCGAATGTGATCTGCCGATGTATCTGGCGCGCGGGTATAAGGTCCGCGAAGAAGAGAAGCCCAAAAAGAAAACCGAGAAGAAGCCGAAGGAGTAATAGATGGCCATTCAGTTTGTAGTTGAGGACGGATCTGGGAAAAGCGATTCCACGAGCTATGCTTCAGTGGCCGAAGCTGATCAGATCGTCGAAAACTTCGGGCTTGCATGGGCATCCGGTGTGACGGAGGACCTGAAGAAGATCGCGCTGAACAATGGCACCAGATATGTTGACCAGAAATATTACGGCGGCTGGAAAGGCGTCAAGGGTTCCGGAACGCAGGCGCTTCAATGGCCGCGTTTCGATGTCACGGACGATGATGGGTGGACCCTTTCAACGACGGATATCCCGGCGCTCCTGAAGCAGGCCGTGGTTCAGATAGCGGTCTACTTCAACAACGAGGGCAGCGTCTTTCCGGACGCGGACAATCCCGGGAAGCTCAAGATGGAGCGGATCAAGATTGACGTCCTCGAGTTTGAAGAGGAATATCTGGCCGGGACAAGTGGGTCTGAGATCGCCGCGACGATTGACGCCCTGCTGGCGCCGTATCTGGAAGGCAAGGCATCGGGCATGAATGTGGAGGTCAGGAGAGGATGAGCCGCGAGCTTGATGAGGTAAAATACCAGAACAAGGTCAAAGACAAAATCGAAGGATACGGGCGTCTCGCGACGTTCTACGAAGCTGATGATGTAACCGACCACAGCTGGTATATAACGCCTCCGCGTCAGGCTCAGATGCTCGATCCTGAAACGAACCGGCCGATGGCGACATTCACCTGTCTGGTTGCGGCGCTTGATATTCCATTTGATCCGAAACGCACGACCCGGATGGTAGATGGCAAGACATCGAAGACGTATCGGATCATCGAGGTTGATCCGATTGATAGCGGGGATTTGACACAGGCATACAGAATATGGCTGGCGAGATAAGCTATGGCAGTGAATGCGCGATTCGTCAACGTGGACGATTTCACGCGGAAGCTGTCGGCCTTCGCAAACAAGGCCGCCCCGGAGAAATTCGATACGATCATGACCAAGGTCGTTTCAGATCTGCTCACGTCTGTCGTATTCCTGACGCCGGTAGATACCGGGCGTCTGCGCGGCGGGTGGCAGGTCGGAGAACAGATCGACATGGCCAGCGAAATGCCGCCGGACCCGGGCGGACGGGCCACGATCGACAGGGCAATGGGATCAATAACTGCGATCCGTGGTCAGGGATCGCTGATCGGCAAAAAGCTTTATTTATACAACAACGTTTTCTACGCGGAATATATAGAGTTCGGGACCGAGAAGATAGCGCCCTTTGCCATGCTTCGCGAATCGATCTCTATCGTTCAGGCGACATTCGCATAGGAGTAGCTGATGGGATATAGCGCGATGATCGAAGCCATCAAGACCCGGGTCGACACCGAGCTTGGCGGCACGTATCAGATTCAGCACGACAATGCGCTCGGGTTTGAGAAGCCTGATAACACGGTCTGGATTCGCGCTTCGATCCGGCCTGCCGGCGGGGAAACTGTTTGCATAAGCGCAAAGAACACTTATCGCCTTAGCGGCATTCTTGATCTCGCCGTATTCGGTCCGCTCGGCTCGAACGAGCAGGACGTCAACGATGCGGTGGAGCTTGCCATTAAGGCTTTCGATTATGCAAGGATAAATGTTGGTGATGCGGAGGGAACGATCGTTAAGTTCGATGCCGCTCCGTATCCGACTGTGGTTGGACGCAATAGCGGCGAGTATCAGGTCAACGTGACCCAGCCGTGGCGAGCCGATTTCATTCAAACGTAGTGTACTTTTTTTTGTAGGAGGCAATCGATGAGCGATGCCAACAGAACAGTTCTCCGCTATGTAGAGGAGACGACATGGGGCGAGGTGCCTGCCGGGCCGCCGAAGTTCACCAACCTGCGTGAAACCGGCGAAAGCCTGAAAGGCTCCAAGCAGACGGAAGTGTCCGAAGAGATCAGGTCGGATCGCCAGATCCCGAACGTGATCCGGACGGGGATCGGAGCCGAGGGTGACCTCAACTTCGAATATTCGTATGCCAGTTATCACGATTTCCTGCGTGCGCTGCTGATGGCGGCGGCATGGGCCTCGGCCGTAACGGTCGCGTCGGCCGCGCAGGTGGACGTGACGGCGGCATCGGGGACTTTCACGCATTCGGTCGCATGGGACACGCCGCCCACGGTCGGGAGCTGGGTCCGCGTTTCCGGTTACACGGGAGCGTACGTCGGGAATAACGGCTATTTCAAAGTGGCCACATCGGCCGCAGGCGTTTTTACGGTCAGCAACAAGGATAATATGGTCGATGCGGCCGGGCAGACCGGCATCACGATCATTCAGGGTGCCTCGATCGTCAACGGCGTCGCCCCGACGTCTTTCGCGATTGAGCGTGAGCATGAAGACCTGACGAATGTGCTCGAGCTTTACCGTGGAATGATGGTTGAGAGCCTGAGCCTTGATATCCCTGTCGATGGCCGGATTACCGGCTCCTTCGGATTCATGGGCAAGGACGAGCAGGCCAAGACGGCGACGAGCGGCGACGGATCTCCGAATGCTGCCAACGAGAATGACATCGTCAGCTCGGCCAACGACATCCAGTTCATCAATATCGATCACGGGAGCGTCTGTCTGATGTCCGGATCGATCGAGGTAACCAATAACCTGCGCGCGATCCGTTGCGCCGGGGAGCTGGCCAACCATGCGATCGGTGTCGGGCGGTTCGGCGTTACCGGGGACCTCGAGCTTCTGTTCGAGGACAATACCCAGAAGGCGAAGTATCTGGCCCATACGGCGGCCGGGATCGCCGTCGCGATCGAAGACGGGATGACCTCCGGGGCGCTTGGCCTCGGCAATGGCACGGTACTCGAAATCCCAAGCTTCCAGATGTCGGACGACGAGACGGCGGCCGGCGGGGTGGATACCGAGCTCGCAGAGAGCATTTCTTTCGAAGCATTCATGAATCCGACCGAGGATATCACGATGCGGATCATAATCTGGCCGGCGGCTTAAACCGGCACACTCTTTTTTATGAAGGATAGTACAATGGCCGACAAAAAGGGAATGAGACTTTCCGCGTTCAAGACGGACACGAAGGCGGAGCAGGATGGCGTGTGGGTGCCGTACGAGCATGGCTTCGAGGTTAAGCTTGCTCGTATCGGCAATCCGCGCTTCAAAGAGTTTATGATGAAAAACGGCAAACAGCAGATGCGCCGTCTGACTTCAAGTCAGGATGTCGATCTGGATACGGCCGATGAGCTCATGCGTGAGGCGATTGCCGAAACGATCCTGCTCGATTGGCGGGGCTTGCTGGACGATCACGACAAGCCGATCCCGTTTTCCAAGGAAGAGGCACGGAAGGCGCTCCAGATTGATGATTTTTACCGCGAGATATTCTCGCTTGCTCAGGAACGTTCGCTCTTTGCAATTCAGGACCAAAAGGCTGCCGAGGGAAACTGAAGGCGCGCCTCGAGTGGGAGTACCAGTGGGGCAAATACCTGCCGAAGCTCGAGGCGCTTCGGAAGCGCGGTCAACCTGTAAAAGCGCTTGATTCCAGGCCTGAAGTTCGAATCGACCTCATCCCGGCATGGGATGCGTTCATCGAGCTTCATAACAGGCGTCAATACGGATTCGATGTAAACCCGATATCCGTCAGCGACTTGAACGCTTGGATGGCGCTTAACGGGATACGCGATTCAGAGGCCCAGCATCAGCTATATCAGCTCGTCACATTCATAGACGATGCGTGGCTCGGAATGCACCTGAACGATCCCAAGCGGAAGCCGAAGAAAAAGAAGAAGGAAAAGAATGGCTAATACAGCGACACTTGCAGTTGCGATCAGCGCACGCGGCGCTGTCCAAGGAGCGCGCCAGTATCAGGCTGCTGTGCAGCAGATGACCGGCGCAACCATGGGCGCGTCCGGAGCGATGGGTGCAATGCGGGGAATGGCGCTTAAGCTGTTCGCGGCCGTCGGCGGGTATATGGTCATCAGGCAGATGACAACTACCATCATGGATTTTCAGGATACCATGGCCCAGTTGCAGGGCGTCACACAGGCGACCACCGAGCAGATGGAGCGCTTCCAAACGGTGGCCCGGGAGCTTGGTGCAACGACACGATTTACGGCATCGCAGGCGGCAGAGGGATTGCTCAATCTGTCACGTGCCGGCTTCGCGGCTGATGAGAGTGTCGCGGCGATATCCGCAACGCTCGATCTTGCGACCGGGGCCGTGATTGATCTTGGGGAGGCCTCGACATTTGTCGCCAATTCAATCAGGCAGTTCAATCTTGGCGCCGATGAGGCCGGCCGGGTGGCTGATGTTCTGACCAGTACGGCGAATAAATCCAATACTACGGTCCGGGAGCTTGCGGACGGCATGAGCTATGCCGGTGTTGTTGCATCGCAGGTCGGGATGTCGATCGAGCAGACGGCGGCGGCGATGGGTGTCATGGCGGATGCGGGTTTGCGCGGGTCTCGCTCGGGTATGGGTCTGAGGCAGGTCCTCGCGGATCTGCTTGCTCCTTCCGACAAAGCCGTGGAGGTCATGGCCCGTCTGGGCGTGGCATACGATCAGGTCAATCCGCAGAAGGTCGGATTGGTTCAGGCGCTCACGGTACTGCGCAATGCCGGGATGGATACCAGTCAGGCCTTCGAGATCTTCGGAGCGCGTGCGGCAACGGCCGCGCTTGCGATGACGCAGAATATTGAGAAGATCAACGATCTGACGGCGGCCAATCAGGCGGCCGAAGGAGTGGCGGCCCGGAATGCGGATCTGATAGAAAACACGCTTCGAGGCGCGTATCTTGAATTGATATCGACGCTCCAAGAGGTAATGCTCATGATCGGCGATGCAGGCTTTACCGGGGCACTGAAAGATGCGATCAAATTCACAACGCAGACGATCCGGGTACTGGCCGGGATCAAGACTGAAAGCGCGGCAGTATCCGATAACGTGCTCAAAGTGGTCGCGGCGATACAGACCTTCTGGGGTTGGATGGTCAAGCTGAAAAATGTATTCATCGCGATAGTCGCGATTCACCTTTCGGTTAAGCTCGTCGCGTTTGCGAATGCCATGATCGTATTCGGAAAGGCGACAATATTCGCTTCGGTCGGCCTTATGAAAATGGCGATGGGGATCATGGGAACACTCATCCCGATCATCGGTGCGCTGGGCGTCGCCATCCTTGCCGTCGAGTTCGGGCGCTGGCTGGAGAGCCTTGAGCCGGTCCAGAAGGGAATGCAGGACCTGATCTGGGGCATCGTAAAGAGTTGGCATTGGCTCAAAAGGCAGGTGAGTGATATATTCATCGTATTAAGTGATTTTGCCGTCAATACGGTTATAAATCCTTTGATCCGCAATTTCGGAACGATGTTTACATCGATTATGGATATGATTCATGATCTGGCGGTTAATATGAAAAATACCGCCAGAGTATTGGGGATGGATGATACTTATGAACAGCTCCGCAAAGTTGTTCATTTTACCCATGCAAACAGGACAGCATTGACCGAGATTGAAATCGCTCCGCTTGGTGAACGTATGGCAGAAAATGAGCGCGAGTACGAAGAGGCTCTCCAGCGCGCTGTCGATGCTCATTCCCGGGCGATCGATAAGATCACCAAGAAGCAGGCGGGGAAAGAGGACCAGTCATTCGTTGAGTTCTTTCAGGCTGATATAACTAAGGCCGTCAATGCGATGGGCATATTCAAGGATAAAACGGCTGATGCCAAAACTGAAATCGATGCGATGCGCGCTTCGCTTGAACAGACCGGCCAGCTCACGGTGGAGGCAAAGGATAAAGTCTCGAGCATTGCCAGCATGTGGGAAACCGTGAAATCCAAGGTTGTCGAGTACGGACAGGCGGCGGTTCAATGGCTCGGGCTTGCCGGACAGAATTTAGATGACAAAGGGAAAAAAACAGATAAGCTCCGCATTAAATGGGAAGATATGCAGGGTACAATTGCCGGTGGTCTTGTAGATATGACTATGGGCGCGAAGGGGTTTAATGATACGATTCAGGATGTAACACAATCGCTAATTAAAATGGCGCTTCAGGCGGCATTTATGCGCGCGCTTTCCGGCGGCGCGGCAGGCGGAGATAAACTTCCGGGCCTTGCTGCCGGAGGCATCGTGACGAGCCCGACAGCGGCGATCATCGGTGAGAAGGGACCGGAGGCCGTAATTCCACTCGGACGCGATGAACGTGGAAATCTCGGCCTCTCCGGGGCCGGTGGCGGCGGTTCGAATATAACTTTCAATATAATCTCGCCCGATAAGCGCGGGGTGGAGGATTCGCTCCTCCGGAACCCGAAGCTCATCCAGCAGATGAATCAGACCTATAAGCAGGGGTATGCCATTGGGTAAAACAAATCTGATATTCAACGACGAGGTACGATGCCCGTCGTTCCCGTATGAGGCGGAGTTCATCCCTGCCGTAACCGTCCAGCGCAATGCGAATGGAACGGTCAAGCAATCGCTGGTTCACGATCCGCATGACTGGATGCGTTTCACGATCAATCTCGGCCAACTGACGGCCGCCCAGAAGGATGCCGTGATCGAATTCTTCATGGTGGTCGGTGGCAATATCGACAGCTTTCTTTTCAGAGATGAATACGGGTTTGGCAATGTCGTCGCCCGGCATACATTCTATACGGCCGTCGGCGGCGAAACGACGCTTCAGGCGGCCCGGATATTCTCGGTCGGAAGCGAATCAAGATCTTACGAGCTTTGGAATTTCGAGAGTTATGGTCTATGGAAAAATGGATCTCCATGGGCGCCGGCCGTCGATAGCTCCGACAGTGGCGCGATTGGCCCATTCACGGCGCTTGCACCCGGTGATGTGATCGAGGGACAATTCAGCGTCCTGCGGCGCGTTCGCTTCACCGGTGGATGGAAAAACGTCCTCCGTTCGTATGAGCTGAATGATATATCGCTGGTCCTCGCAGAGGAAGGGGTGGAATAATGGCGTTCAAAGACGCTGTTGATCAGCAAAACCCCACGGTGATCGAAGCATACAAGATCGCATATGAGGACGGAACGTTCGATTTTTTCACGAGCCATTCAGAGAAAATAAACTGGGGCGGGGCCGACTATACTCCCCAGCCTATTACGCGCGATACGCAGGAACAGGAAGCGGCCATCAAGGTCGGAACGATCCGGACCACGATGTACATCGGCGATATAAACAGGACCTTGCTGGATGTCGCGGCTATACGGAATCGGCGCAAACTGGACCGGGCAGAATTCTTCCTTTACCAGATCGGCCTGAATGATCCGACGAATAACTGGCGGCTGAAATTCAACGGCTTCACAGGGATCGTCGAGATCGACCGGATGCACATAACGGCTGAATTCCGGGATATCTTCTTCCTCCTGAAAAAGAACGTCCCGCGCGATATATACGGCGAATCGTGCAATCTCGTATTTGGGTCGCCGACCTGTACCGTGGACCTTTCGACGATAAAAGTAAGCGGATCTGTCGGGGTCGGTTCGAACGCGGAAAAGATCGTTGATGCGGCCCGGACCGAAGCTGATGATTTCTTTGAGCGCGGCAAGCTGATAATGACCACCGGGACCTATGCCGGGATATCGGCGACGGTTAAAGGATACTCGGTCGGCCAGATCGAGCTCATGCCGCCTCTCCCAGGCATCCCATCCTTCGGGGATCAGTATGAGCTCTGGCCGAGCTGCCAGAAGGTTTATAACGGGTGCCTGACCTATGCCAATACGGACAATTTCTATGGATTCCAGTATGTACCGAAGCCGGAGCAATTATGAATAGCGTAACGGCCCGTAAAATCGCCGACGAGGCCATATCTTGGGTCGGAACGCCATACAGGCACTCCTGTATGCAAAAAGGCCGTGGTGTCGATTGTGCGCGCTTTGCCATAAGACCGTATCAGGCGGCTGGTCTGATCGAGGAAGGGGTGCAGGTCCCGATCATCGCCCGGGATCGCCTGCTTGCCGGCGAAAAGGTCGACCCGGACCTGTTCCGGAATTTCATACTCAGATATGCGGTTCAGATTCCTTTTGAAAGCCGGGCCGTGGCGGATCTGGTGACCTTCTTCGTTCTCGGCGTGGAAAGCCATGTCGGGATCATCGTCGAGCGCGATCCGGATTACTTCGTTGATGCCGTCAGCAGGAGCAGGGTGCGCAAGCGCCGTCTCGCGCTGGTTCCATCGGTTGCGGCAGTTTACAGGCATAAGGATTTGATATAATGGCGACGGATACCGGCAAAGCTCTCGCGCGCACAGGCCTTGTATTCGGCCTTGGCACCGCGTTTGGTGCGCCCGGTTACATCATCGGCGGGGTTCTCGGCACGGTCTTATTCCCGCCAGATCCGCCTGAGGCTCCGGACCCGTACACGTCAGTCAATGCTCATTCAGCATCCTCCAAGATACCGATCGCCCTCTGTTACGGAACGGTCAAGCATCAGGGCAATATGATCTACAAAGGGCCGCTCCGGTATGAGAAAGTCGAAGAGGGCGGCAAGGGCGGCCAGAAGACGGTTACCGGATACAAGTACTGGACCAGCGCCGGGATCGGCGTCTGTCGCGGCCCTGTTGAAGTCACGCGGATGTGGAAGGATGATGAGCAGTTCGTATTTGAATCGGATAGTACGGTAACCGTTCATCGCGGATACCCGGATCAAACCATCGATCCCGATTTCGATGCGCTTGTTGATCAGGCAGTACCGTATAAGAATCTCGCATGGATCGGTTTCTGGGATTTCTATCTTGGGGAGGATAATAATACCTTCCCGGTGATGAGCTCAGAGGTTCATAATTACCCGGCCGACATTACGAATATGCCTGCGGCATATCCGACGATTTTCAATAAGGTCGATGAACAGAATGATGGATCAATCGGCGGGTTTATCATGAAGGATAAATTCGACGAATACATTCAGGTCAACTGGAATACGAGTGAGAAAACCGTCAAGGTCTACAATGCCCAATGGGAGCTTCAGCGGACGATTGATATATCCCGATTCGGAATGAAGCTCAACGGATGGCAAGATAGGAAATGGGACGCATGCCTTGTATATAAAGGCGGTGATACCTTTATAACCATAATCAGCGCCGAGACCCATACATACCGCGAGAAGATGGTTGCGTATCAGTTTAAAAAAACCATTAAAGATATAGTATACGCAAGTGATCCAACCGGACGCACGACGGTCCTGAAAAACGAATGGGGACTTGGCGAGTGGTGGCGGGACGTTCATTGCTGTGCAAACGCCTCCAACATTTTTGTAGTCGCGCGCGGCCTTCCGCATGTTTGGAAGCTCTCCGCAAACAATCCCGCGAATATGGAAGCTGAATGGACCTATTTTACTCAGATCAGTTCCCCGGAAGATATAACCTGTAATCACAAATATTTCTTCGTAATGGAAACTGGCGGCAGCAATGTTCACTTGATGAATCAAACGACCGGGGCGATACTTGATACGGCAATTATGCCTAATTCAGGTCCCGATGTTAATATGGGCGGTTCAATCGCAATGGTCGCCAAGCATGGCGGTCCGCATGTGATATTCTACAGCTATGGGAATCAATACGGAGGCGGCCCGACTGATTATGAGGATGGAATAGTGGTTATGTCGTATGACGAAACCACTGAGCAATGGGGAACGACTGCCAGAGATGCTTATGCCGTTAATCCATTCTGGGATAATGGTTTATCGCCTTTCCGCGAAAACGCAATGGTAAATCTCTCGCTATACGAAGGCCCGGACGGGACGATTATAGCCAGCGGTGATATTGACAATGCCGGGACAGGGTACGTCATGAATATGATCATAGATGCGAACCCGGCATGTATAATTTGGGACTTAATGACAAACATTCGCGAGATACCGATTTTGCGTATTGATAGCACGGCCCTCGAGACAATTGCCGGGCGATGCCTTGTGAATCGGATCGGGATGTCCTTCAGGTTAATCAACAAGAAAAATGTCGGCGCCGTTGTCCGGGATATACTCGGGCATCTGCAGGGGCAGCCTTTCCGGAACAATTACGGTCAATTCTCTTTCTTCATGCCGAGCGCTGATGACTCCCCAGAGGATGAGATCAATCTCGAGGATGTTGTCGTCAGCCAGAATGATGGCGCCCCGGACTGGGCCATTGTTCAGACAACGAACAAGGATATAGGGCTCTGCCCGAACCGGCTGAATGTAACCTTTACGAACCGGCTTAATGGATATAAGCAGGATGCGACTTTCCAGCTCGATGATATGCTCTCGCAGGATGTAGATGGAGAGCTGGTTGAAGAGGACCTTGCTTATAATTTCTTCTCGAACGGCCCGGTAGTCGCCAAGCTCGCTTGGAAGGCATGGAAGATAAGCCGGTTCCAGAATCGTATGCATGAAATACTGCTTAACGGCCGCTGGCTCTGGGTGCAGCCGGGAATGGTGCTGACGCTGAATATTCCGGAAGAGGACCTGAACGATATTCGCGTCCGTGTATTCTCGGTCGATGATCCACCGATTGCTCAGATCGGAAATGCGGCCGTAAAGGTAACCTTCCAGATGGACGATGATTACCTGACGAGCTATGAGGAGATTCAGTACGATCCGTCGCTTGCTGAGGATACATCCGTCGGGCCGCCAGTCGAAGTAACGCCGATCATTTGGGAAGAGGATGCCCGGTACAATAACGACACGCCGGCAATCGGCCTCACCGCAATCCGAACCGATGATGCGACTGCCTATTGCGATGTTTATATCAGTCTCGATGCTCCGGACAGCTGGGTGTACGCAGGACGCATGACGCAATTCGCGAACGTCGGGGATCTCGTTGGTGACTTGACAAAAGACGAGCGGACCATCACAGTTGATACCGGCGCTTATGAGGGGTCGACATTCCCGGCATATACGAGAACGAATCAACGCAACGGGCTCTCGTACTGCCTGATCGGTTATACGAGCGATAAGAATAGCCTCGGGCTGAGCAATCTCGAGTTCATGACGTACCGGGATGTTGTTCCGGGATCTGGCGATCAGCTCATA